CCTCCTTCCTGGTGTACACTGAATCTCTAACTAAAATAGGAGGCTTACTCATGACTCAAATAGAATCAATCATAAACCTCATGAAGCATGATTTGTCGAAGCCACAGCTGGCAAAGCTCCGGGCAGTACTGGAGACTATCCTGAAAGCCCCTAAGGAGCTGCCGCCCGTCGAGACATTGATACAGCGGTTTACCGCATCTAAGAAGCTGATGGGTCTGAAGGATACGTCCCTCTGCCAGTACACGCTGGAGGTCAGGATGCTCGCAAAGAATCTCACCAAACCGCTGAACCAGCTGACCACCACCGACATCAAGGACTACCTGTCCCGGTATCGTTCCGAGCACAGCATCAGCATGGTCACCATCCAGAATAAGCTGCGCTTCCTGTCATCCTTCTTTGAATTTATGTTAGATGACGGATACATCACGAAGAACCCAATCAAGGGCATCGGCCGCATCCTGGTGGAGAAGCGCATAAAGAAAGCCTTCACCGCCGAAGACCTCGCCCGAATACGGGACTCATGCCGTACGCTCCGTGACCGGGCGCTGGTCGAGTTTCTGTACTCCACTGGATGCCGCGTCTCAGAGTGCACCGCCCTGCAGGTCAAGGACATCGACTTCCGGGCAGATGAGCTCATCGTCTTCGGGAAGGGGCACAAAGAGCGGGTCTGCTATCTCAACAAGACTGCAAAATCTTACCTCCGGGAATATCTCCGCAGCCGAGAAGCTTCCCCCGATGCTCCACTTTTCTGTCACACACGCGTGGATGCGCGCCTCACTCCCAGAGCAGTCGAGCTCATCCTTAAGGACATCGGTCAGCGGGCCGGCGTGGAGAACGTCCATCCGCACCGATTCAGGAGGACATTTGCGACTGACCTGTGGAAGGCCGGAGTGCCGGTGGAGACCATCCGCATCCTTATGGGACACACCAACATCGCCACCACCTTAAGATACATCGATATAGACCCGTGCGGCGTCAAGCAGGCGTTCACACGGGCCCAGAAGGTGATGGCAAGAGGTAAATGACTCTTTGTCTGCTTTGTTCAAAGCGACCGGCGTATCGAAGTCATACACCATAGCCGCCAATGGAGAGATGTCCTTCACAGCAGCCAATTTAAATTATTCCGTTCCAACTGGATACGGTTTGGTCGGACTGCTGCAGTACACATCAGGTGATAGCAGAGTGTTCGTCCAGTCCATAAACCCCGCACAAAATGATAGCTCTGCGGTCATAGTGAGATTGCGGAATATTAGCAACACTTCACTCACTGCTACATTCAGCATGAGCGTCAGATTCGCAAAGAATAAATTCTTTGGATAAATGACTCTTTGTTAAGGCCGCATTATTTCGGAGATGCTACAGGGCGGACGGCAATAACAGTTCCATCCAATTGGGAGTATGTTTTCTTTGAGGTATGGATTGCAGGAAGCAAGAACAGAATCATTCCTTTTTCTCTTTCGCGTGGTACTGTTGCGATTGGTGCCACTTATGAGTTGAGAAACGGTTACTATGGAGAACAGGGTAATTATGCCTATGTCTCTGTCAATGCAACTTTTTCAGCAGATTATACACTTTCGTTGGTGATAAATACTGCGGTATTAACCGGAACCGATTACTCGACTACATCCCGGCTCTCGGTCAACTATATGTCCCTTCCTAGAAGAGCATAAAAAATGACTCTTTGGCCAAGCTGGGGTATTTCTACTTGTGCAGCGAGGTGACCACAACAGCAACGGCAACCGTTCACTCAACCATAGGCGGACGGAAGTTTTCTGATTATGATCTGCTGTTTTTCTTTTACAGAGACAGCAATGCAACTTATATCAGAGCCACAGCCATCCTTCCTGCTCCTATTTTTCCCGGAATTGCACTCAGCTTGACCAGTGTAGATGCAGGTGGAACCCAGCACTATATCAACGTGACTTATGTTTCGGACAGTAGCGTTAGGATTGAGGCCAAGGCCAATACCATCGGCTATGATGTGTATATCATTGGTCTCAAAATCAGCAAGTGATTTTATGAGTTATAGTAAGATATCGAAGGTTGAAATCTAATCAAACCGTCAACGCTCATAATGCCACCAGACGGAACATTGTCAACACTTGCGTATGTAAATTTTAATCGAATCAGGCCACTAGCCTGCAGACCGGCATTAATGCCAGTGATATTGCCTTTATCGACTAGCTTTGAATAATTTACTGGCGTTAAGGTTGACGAGATCGATTCCCAGTTTTGATATATTATGACAACATTTCCGGTGCCATCTGAATAGAGCAGCGGAAACGTTCCTGTAGAACCGGTAAAAAACACAGCAAATGCTCTTGCGTCTGTTGGTTTATCAATTGTGCTAATATGCAATCTTGTATAACGGAGGTTCGTAAAAGAGTCATTTAACGAAAAAAGTCCGCCGGTGACGGTCCCGTCCCCGATGCTGCTTATATCCTTCGTTCCGAGCAGCTTGTACAGGAAGCGGATGTTTTTGAACATCTGGCTCATCTTCGCGAACAGGCTGCTGTGCTTCTCACCGCTCGCCACCTTCGTGACGTTCGTCCAAGAGGATGCACCACCGTCAGCAACGTCGGAGGAAGTGAAGGCCACGACCGAGTCCTTCGTATCATGGAGCTTTTCATCGATGGTGTCCATGTTGTCATTGATATCCTCGATATCAGCAAAGTCGGTGTATTCCGGCTTCTTGAGCTTTAAGTTGGTAGTGTTCTGCATGATTTATTCCTCCTGCCACTTTTCGTTAGCCTTCACATCATTCCAGGTATCCGCGCCATGATCCCACAGGTCATCCCATGTCAGGCCGGTGAACCGGATCCATCTGTTGTAAATTATCCTCACGATGACATCCATGTCTGCCGGAGCCATCGCCCGCATGATGTCATAGACGGAGTCGACCTTCAGCATTTGAGCGAGGAAGATCCCGACCTTCAACAGCTTCTGCTGGACGCTGATGTCAAGCGTGTAGTAGTCTCCGACCATTGCCTTCAGGACCTCGTGGAATTTCGGCTCCGTGTACGGCAGGGATGATGTCCACCGCCCCTTGATAGCAATACGACGCTCAATCAGTGTCTCATCTCCCACCAGCTTGATGCCGATGAGCGACTCCCACCGGGCGCACGTTTGCTCGTCCATCGTGTCGAAATACTGGTTCTCCTGCTGCCTGCCCAGCACGGCCCACAGGAGCCGGAGCTCCTTATCGTAGGCCGCCGCGATGCGCTGGAATTCTTCGATATTCCTGATGTGCTGAGGGTAGTAGTGAATGGTATCAACAGGCCTTGCCATCTGCTACACCTCCTTAATGCACCACCAGTGTGCCCATGACCGGGATCTCGTCAGATTCCAGATGCAGGTTGGTGGTGGAGCCGTTGAGGGTCGTGCCCTGTATATCCGTAACACCAGTCACGTTCAGCACGGCTGCCTCCAGACGTGACACATAGACCAATGCTTCCGTCCGTGCATCACCTTCCGACCATGCCTCCGCGATGCTTTCGATATAGCCCTCGATGGCCGCCGTAATCTGGTCACCGATGGTGGCCCAGCTGTATCCGGCGGTGTAGGTGATGGTGGTGACCACATTAACAGTCACCGGAGAGACGGCTGCCACAGTGACATCATGGTCAATGGGAGCAAAGCCGTAGCCTGTACCGCCGTCAGTAGGCACGAGAGCCTCCTGGATCTGATTTATGAGATATGTTGACGGCACTCCACCGTCCGCTGCCTGCACTACGACCTTTACGGTTCCAACGCCATCCCAGACAGGATAGACTTTGCATCCACCGACACCGTCCATCGCGTTTACGATGGTCTTGTAGGCCGTGATGTTCCCGCCGAAGGCCTCCGTCGAGAAGGACTCCAGATAACGTCTATAGAGCTCTTCCTGTGTCTCATCGTCATCTCCGGCAATCAGCACCTGCGTGATGACTGCGGATGTCAGGCCGTCAACATAGTCGATGGGTGTCAGCTGACCGAGCAGTTCATTCGGACCGCTTCCAGCCTCTTCGCACATCGCCTTGTAGATGTGGTTGGTGGCATCCAGTTCTTCTGTGACGATATAGTTATATCCCTTAAGGGATGCTCTCCATCCAACCGGCAAGGCCACATTGGCCGTGATGCTGACATAAGCATTTGTGGCAGGCTTCCGAGTCAATCCTCTGTTTGCGGCAATCCGCACAAGGCCGTCCATGTCTGCCGTGTCAGCGAATCCCTCATTGAGGATGTAGTTCGCCTCAATATACAGCTTCTCCAGCTCAAAGGCCAGCACACTCAAAGCGTTAAAAACCAGACTACCCTCGCCCTTCTGGATGCCGTCTCCCGCTTCTGCTTTTGCGTCAGCAAGAATATAGTCATATGTCATCTCTTCATACATTTTCGTCCACCTCCAGAGGGCCAAATTGCGTGATGACTGTGCAGGTGATATGCAGTAAGTCATTATTCCGGGTTACTGAGAAATTCTCGACGGCACTGATATACGGATTCACGAAGAGAGCATCCTCCAGTTCCGTCAGAACATCAGCATTGAGATATTCGTCTGTCAGAACCTGACCGATATACTGCTCGAATTCTGTGCCGTACTGCCAGCTGTAAATGGCATAGCGGAAGCGCGGGGTCTTCAAACAGCACCAGATCCACACCTTCACGGCCTCGATGCCCTCGACTATCTCTCCGGTCAGCTGGCCGGTCTCGAAGTCTATGCCGTATTCACGCGGGACAGTGAGCACCTGAGCCGCCGCTGTGTTCTCCTGGATCTCAGTGGCCATGAATGACGGTAAAAGGCTCATACACTCACCATCCTTTCAATCACAAGAAATGTGCTGTCATCCAGCTGATAGGCAAGCACCACATCCCCTGCCTGCAGTGCGGGTGCATAAGTCGACCTGTCAGTCAGTGCAGATCCGTCATGACAGGTTCCGGCTACCTGAGTGCATGTCTTGGTCATCAAATGGGATGCTATCCGCAGGTTCGGAGACGTTATCTGCATCTGCCCGACCTGCAGGATATTCGGGCCTGCCATCGTGCAAAGCTGGAGGCCGCGCCCTGTCTGAGGCTCGCCACGCATCATCAGCGCCATGTCTTCTGCCCAACTCATGTGCTCGCCTCCTTCTTCGTGCTCTTGCTCTTCTTGCTCTTGGACTTCTTGTCCTTGTCTTCTTCCTTGATTTCCTTCTCATTCATCACGGCTTCAAACGTCAGCTCCAGCTCCATCGTGTGGATGCCGTTCTGCCATGTGTGGCTGTCGGAGCTGATCCAATACCGCCCGGAGAGACCGGTCGCCGCGTCATGGAGCATGACATAATAGCAGGAAAGACAGTTGATGTCGCCGATGGCGTTTATCTTGATAGTCTGCTTCGGCTTGCTCTTGAGCATGGCCGTCGCCGCTGTGGTCGGGTCGACGCCTTCTTCTTGTTTGTAGATATCCTGGAAGATTCCGAACTTGCCGGCGGAGTCAGTGTCATTGACCTCTCCAATCTGATTGCCTTTGTCGTCATAAACCTTCACGCGGTTCACAATAGCATCCATGCTCTCGGAGAAGTTGCTGGCCGTAATGTTGGAAGAATCCGACAGGGTGAAGCCGTTAACTATCCACTCGGCCTTGTAGACGCCCAAGCCCCGCTTGTAAATCATCGCGAAATACTTATCGCCGGTAATCTTGTGGGCCTTCGTATAGGCCGCCATGATAATGTCATAGAGGCTCATCTGGTCGCAAATCATCGAGGCGATGTTGACGCCGGTCACATAAATAGACGGCACACCGTTCGCGTATCTCAGCGGGAACTGCACGTCTGCCGCCACCTGCATGGCGATGGCCTCAGGGGTAGTGTTCTGAAAGTTATACTGCCCCTTCGATTCAAGCAGGTGCTTCATCGGGTCTGTCGCCGTGAAGGTAATCGTCCCGATGTCGCTCGACTTTTCAATACCGAAAATCTGCCCATAGAAGACCTCACCTTCCTTCTCGTCCTCCAGTGACACCAAGTCACCGACAGACACGGCAGGAATCTTAATAGTCGGGTCATACGGGTCATTTACATAGGCGAAATCCAGAGTCCTGCACGCGGATGAGGCGGACCCTTTCCACGTCACAGTCGCACAGGCTCCGGTGATATCGTACTGCTGACCACTGTCAGGCTTATAAAGCTGTACCCTCATGATTCAACCTTTGCACTCGGAATCGTCAGGGTCATGCCATCCATTATCATGTTCGGGTCCGCACCGATGGCTGCCTTATTCTGCTCGTATATAGCATGCCAGTCTGCCGAACCTGTCAGCTGACGGGCTATGGTCGAGAGGCTGTCCCCTGCCTTGACCGTGTAGGTCGTGCCGGTGGTTGTCTCCGGCTCCGTTCTGGGGCTCTCTTCCAGTGTCTTGCCCTCTACCGCAACGGCATCCGGCTGACTCTGTTCCAGGCTGGACAGTGTCACCACCTCAGAAGTTCCTACAGACACGCCTCTGTGCTCCTTAAATGTCAGCGTATAACTGATGTCTCCGGTGCCGTCGTTCTCGGACCATTCGAAGGATTCGATGCGACACCGAAGACGGATCGGCGTGCCGGTGATAAGGAGGCGCAAAGTCCCGGCGCGCTTTATTTTCTCCACAAGCTTGACGTAGCTTGATGGGGACTTAATGTTTCGGTACGAACAATATTCAGGGTCGTACCGCTTTGGGAAAAATGAAGAAAAAGAGATGGACTGGAGGGCGCGCTTGCCTCCCAGATCCACCTCACCCAATGCATTGATATCTACAGACTGATTTGACTGAGAAGACTGCACCGTATATTCCGACGGGAGCACAGGTATTCTCAGTTTTTTTCTGCCTCTAAGCCATATTTCCACTGAAACTCATACCTCCCATCATAGCGCCCGCCATCCGCATCTTGCGGACTACGGCATCTCCAATCTTGTCAATGTCTGCATCCTCGCGGACCACAATCTGGTCTGCAAGCTTGGCGATGGTAATGCTACCGCCCATCGGTGTGTTAAGGCTCGCCTCATGCGGGATGATCTGCGTCCCTCTCGGCAGGTTCATCAGCTCAGGGCCCTTCTCACCTACGGTGGTCCAGCCGCCGCGCCAGTTTGGAGTGCCTGCTGCGTTCATGCCCATTCCGTGAAGGCCACCGCCTCCATTGCCAGTGCCGAGTTTCTCCAGTGCAGCCTTAGCTTCTTTAACCTTGCTGATAACACCCTCAAGTGCGCTCTTGATACCGTCAATTACACCCTTGAATGCATTCATGACACCAGATCCAACTTCTCCCAGTGCATTCCATGCAGATTCCCAGTCACCGTGTACAATAGCATTGACGAAGTCTACAACACCCTGCACCGCCTGGCTGATTCCGTCAATGACGCCGCTGAAATTCTCAATGATAGGCTGAGCTACGCTCTTGATGAGCTCCCAAGCAGTACCCCAGTCACCATTTGCGATGGCTGTGATGAATTCCACAACAAAGCTTATGGCATCCGCAAGACCGCTGATGACTAAGGATATGCCCTCAATGATGGGCACTGCGATTGCTCCGAGCGTGGTGAATGCTCCACACAGGAATGTAGCAAGCGCATCACCAATCAGCTGAAGGATAGGCATGACTGCCGTGCCCAGCTTGCTGAAGGCCTGCCCCAGACGCTCCATCGCTGGCTGTAGCGCCTGCATGACTGCCTGCCCTGCCGCCTTGAACTGGTCGAGATGCGTCACCACTACCGCAATGACTACCGCAATCGCCGCGATAGCCGCGATAACAACACCCATCGGTGATGCCATGCCGGCAAGCAGCGCCTTGAGCGGTCCGCCTGCGGTGGTTACGAATTTGAATGCACCTCTCAGCTTGCTGAACGCTCCGAACAGCTTAGTAGCTATGCCAATCATCTTACCGATAGCAAGCAGTGCCGGACCTACTGCCGCAGCCATAGCCGCCCACTTGACGATCTGCTGCTGTTGTTCGGGGCTCATCTGACGGAATTTGTCCACAAGGCTCGTCAGTTTATCAATGAACGGAACAATGGCACCGGCTGCTGTCTCACCGACTTTGTACTTAAATACATCGAAGGTGGATGACAGCTTCTCCATCGGAGTGACCATCGCGTCAGCTGCGTTCTGAGCATTACCACTTGCCCCGCTGATGTTGTCCCGCATCTCCTGCAGGCCGCTGATGCCCGGACCGTTAATCAGAGCCAGCCAGTTAGACATTTGGTTCTTGCCGAAGATAGCCGAAGCCGCCGCAAGGGATTCCTGCTCTGACAGGCCGTCAAAGCCTCTCTGCAACTCGCCGATAACCTCCGGCATGGACTTCATTGAGCCATCAGCTTCGAAGATGTTAATGCCCAGTTCCTGCATGGCCTTAGCCCCCTGCTTAGCAGGTGAGGCCAGTCTGGCAAGGCCTGTCTTTAAGGCCGTAGCGCCCTCTGTAGCGCCGATACTCTGGTCACCGAATACACCGATAAGAGTCGCCACATCCGCGAACTCCCATCCTACTGTCTTAGCCACCGGACCAGCGACGGACATGGAGTCGAACAGGCCCTGCACATTAGTGTTCGCCTGTGCCTGTGCCTGCGTAAACATATCAGCATAGTGTGCCGCCTCTTCTGAGGATGCGCCGAAGGCCTTCATGGTATTGCCTAGACCGCTCGTGACGGAGTCGAGGTCTGTTGCAGTGCCGGCTGCCAGGTTGAGGGCCGGAGCAAGCATATCAGCGGACTCAGCTGCATTGAAACCCTGTCTTGCGTAGTTAACCAGTGCACTCGCGCCTTCCTCCATACCGAAGATGGAGTTAACAGCCGCACTCTCCAGTGCTCCAGAGAGATCAGCGGTAGCATAGGCACTCTCGCCCATGGTGGCCTGTATCAGCTTAAGCTGTTTGTCGACGCTCTCAAAATTCTTGTACGATGCCGCACCCAGTCCGACTATAGGAAGGGTCACCGCCGTCGTGAGCGTCTTGCCGGCCTGCTCAAAGCCTTTGCCAATCTTCTCGACTGACCGCCGTGTCTTCTCGCCGGCTTTAGAGGCCGATGTCATCATATTCACGGCACTGCCCATCGGGCCCGTGAATTCATCCTTAAGGCGGAGTATAGCGTCTATAACTCTGCTCATCGTTTACCCCTCCTTCTCGGTAGGTTCTCAATCTTCCTGGCCTTCTTTTCTTCCTCCTCCAAGAATTTGGCGAGGAAGGCCCGGATCACTATCTTTTCGCCCTCAGGGAGCAGATAGAAATCCGACGGCCGCCAATGGAATTCACGGAAGAGGATGTACATGTTGGTGGTGTCACCGCCCTCTTCCGTGTAGATTAGTTTTTTACTTCAGCGACAGTGTTGTCGCCTCCGAAGCCTGACAGCTCCGTGATGGCATCCCCAAGCGCCCCGATCTCGGACGGTTTGAACAGCTTCTCTACCAGCTCGCCGGGAGTGCTGCACTCAAACTTATCCAGCAACGCCTTGTCCTTCATGGACGGGTCGACCATGCCGATAGTAATCAGATTGACGTTAGCGTCATACGCTTTGTCTGTGCGGATGCCGTTCTTGTCGCTGATGCCGTCCACAATCTTCGTGAACCGCTTGGCAGGTACGCCCTGCAGCTTAACGATAAACGGCTTGCCGGCTGCCTTCGACAGCCTCTTAATTTCCATCTCTTTGGTGTTATTCACCTCAAGGACGGAGTTATCTAATCCAAGCAGAATGTCAACAGTATTCATAAATGCGCGCCTCCTTAAAAAGAAAGCCCCTCACCGGAGTGAGAGGCCTTGTGTGGTTGTCAGCTGGCCTTTAGACCATAGCCTTAATCTCATAGTCGGAGAAGGTGAAGCTGTAGGATTCCTCTCCAATGCTTCCAGCCTCCCAGTCCATGAGGGTGATCTTTTCAAACTTAACATGCTTCACGGCAATTCTCTGTTCGCCGTTTGCGTTCGGGTCATTCCAGGAAGACTCGATGGTGATGTCCGGGATGCGGCCGGCCTTGATGTCTGCCGCGATCTTCTTCATCACGAAGGAATCCACCTTGTGCAGGGTAATCTCGCCCTCACCAGCCATAGATGTCATCTTGTGGCCGGTCATCAGGTTCTGGACCCTTGTCAGGTCTTCATAGCTGATGGTGACTTCCGCCCGGAATGCAGTTGCTTCGGACAGGAGCTCGCCGTCTACCCAGACCTTACCCCACGTGCCTAACCAAACCTGCTCGTCGTTAAATCCAGTCATAGTCGTTTACCTCCTTATCCGATGTAGATGTCGAGGGTGATGTCCTCGATAGCATCGAGCATGCTGATGGTAGCCCGGAGGAAGACCTCAGAGCCGGTGTTTGCTCTGCGGATCTGGTCCTCAGATGCGTCCTCGACATTGACCTCTTCGCCGTCCACTACAAACTTGCCGCCCTTAGCCTTGATCCAGGTCTTCTGTGCATCGACGTCAATCTCGCACTGGCCGGATGCCAGGATGCCGTCAGCAACCAGAGTGTCGAAGTATCCATTGATAGCTGTGGTCAGCAGGCACTTGTTGTCGTAAGAGTTGGTGTACTTGCCAATGTAGTTGTCCTGTGCCGTCACTCTGATGTCCTGGCCAATCATATCCATGATTTCCACAAGGCGGATCTTTTTGAAGCTTGCGCCCTTCGTCTCGCTGATGGTGGTCAGGGAGTTGACGCCGCGTGCAATCTTGACCTTCTCACCATCCCACATCAGGCAAAACTGACCAGCATCGACAGCAGCGTCAAGTGCACTCTGAGACATGGACGGGCATCCAAGCGCCTCCGGGATGGGTGCATAGGTGCAGGACATGGTCCACGGAGTACCGGCGATGATGCCGGCGATTCTCGCGCAGGCCTGCTCAGCAGTCAGGACGGTGCCGTCTTCATCGGTGTAGCCACTGATGACATTGATGATGCCTTCGTGGTTTGCTACGTTGTTTGCGAGAACAGCCTTGAAGATCTTGTGGTTGTTGTCGCGCTGAGCCTTAATCCAGGTCACAATGTCTGCGGCCTTGCTGTCAGTGGTTGCAGTCGGAGCCACAAGGTAGTCCCACTTCATCAGCTCAAGGGCGTTCATGGCATCGGTGTAGCCGGTTGCATCCGCAACAGCCATGACGAAAATCTTCTTGGGTGCTGTCATGTAGCCCTTCAGAGCTGCCTTGATGTAGCCCTGATTTGCCGCACTAAGGCTGGCCGGAATGTCATTGACATCCAGCACGGTGTAGGGGGTCAGCGCCTCGACAGAGCTGTCAACAAGAATCATGGCAAGAGTGCCCTTGTCACCTCTCTGAATCGCCGCGATGGCCATCTCATAAAAAGCAATATTAATACTGGGTGCTCCCATATCAATAAACCTCGCTTTCGATGTCTAATTCTACAGACTCCATCAGGTCGTTGTCGTCCGCATATCCTCCGAGCTCGACCACTCTGTAGAAGTTAATCGTTACCTGCAGCATGTCCGCGTTCTCATCAATCCAGGCCATATCGATGTCTTCCACCATCAGGCGGCGCTTTTTATCGCCTACCTTCATGATGATGAAAGGCTCGAATGCCTGGCAAATGGTCTTGTACA